AGATCCTGATGAGCCAGCAGATCCAGCAGATCCTGATGAGCCAGCAGATCCAGCAGATCCTGATGAACCAGCAGATCCAGCAGATCCTGATGAGCCAGCAGATCCAGCAGATCCAGCAGATCCTGATGAACCAGCAGATCCAGCAGATCCCGAAGAACCGGCAGATCCAGCAGATCCAGCAGATCCTGATGAACCAGCAGATCCAGCAGATCCTGATGAGCCAGCAGATCCAGCAGATCCTGATGATCCAACGGATCCTGATAATCCTGAAGAACCAGCAGATCCTGATGAACCAGCAGATCCAGCAGATCCTGATGATCCAGCAGATCCAGCAGATCCTGATGAGCCAGCAGATCCAGCAGATCCTGATGATCCAACGGATCCTGATAATCCTGAAGAGCCAGCAGATCCTGATAATCCTGAAGAGCCAGCAGATCCTGATAATCCTGAAGAGCCAGCAGATCCTGATGAACCAGCAGATCCAGCAGATCCTGAAGAACCGGCAGATCCAGCAGATCCTGATGAGCCAGAAGAGCCAGAAGAGCCTGATGAACCGGCAGATCCTGAAGAGCCAGAAGAACCCGCTGAACCCCCAGCCCCTGACACACCTGAACTTCCAGACGAACCATCATTTCCTGATAATCCTGAACTACCTGAAGATCCGCCGTTGGAGCTTCCTCCACCTCCTAATCCGGAACCATCTACGGCAACCCATTTTTCAGTTGCACTATCATATTGTAAAATTTTCTGATCTAAACTTTCAGAACCTAAATCTACATTCGCTAGATCTTCTACTTTTAATTGACTTAATCCTTTTCTTCCATTATATCGCGCTCCACGTATCAAATAAATTGATCTTGTGCTTTGATTATTCTGAAATGCTGATGGGACATCATTAAAAAATGTTAATGTACCTGCATCTACGTCAAAATACCACTCATATCCTGACGTACCTGGGAAAATTTCTTGATAACCTGACAATGTTGCGGGATTAACATTTTTTAAATGATGACCGCTCTCTGCGATTGCAATTTTTATTTGATATGTGGATCCAAAAACACCAAAAGGTATCCAATCTTGCAACCTAGTTGCAATTGCTTGCGATGTGCTTGACCTATCATTACTAGCAAGAAAAGTTTTGATAACTTGATCTTCTGCCGATGCTGGAAAGGGAAATAATTCTACAATACCAGCAACATCTCCTGCATCTGAAGAACCCACAGATTCATATGAATTTAGATTATTATTATAATAATATACAATTCTATCAGAATCATTGGTACTTGTATTGGGTATTAATACAGTGTCATATAAATTTGATGAATCTATAAGAAGAGTATCAGCCGGATTAAATAGAGGACTACTAAGAATTTCAGATGTAGGCGCTACATCTGAATCTCTCGCTGTTCTTGCTACACCATAATTTATTTTTTTGTCTAATCGATTAGTTAATTTTTCATTATCGATTGCCATTAATATCCCTCTATACTAATAGATGATATGTAATCACCACTTACTAAACCAAATCTTAGTAATATCACATAATTATAATTAGCATTGGCATTTGCCATACTCGCAGAACCCAATGTTATATAATAAGATCCCCCAGAATTTCCATTAGTCGCACCACCCTGATTAGCATCTCTCACACCCAAACTAAAGTTTGTAAAATTTTGATCTCCTGGCAAGCCGGAACCCCCGTAGTTTGTGAATGCATTTAACCAGCCGTTCGTAGATAATGCGGCTTCTTCGAGTGTATATGTTCCATCACTAGCTGTTGGAGCGGCTACATTTAGCGTATCAAAGGTTCCTGTCACATTCAACTTAAATTTATTAATATTTTGTCTACAAAATGCTATAGTTAAATATTGTGTCCCACTGGATATGCTAGATCTATTTGGATTATTAATACCTCCAGGCAAATAATTCTGCCAATTGGTATTATCCCAGACAAATCTATCACCATTACTATTAGGAACTAATACGACATCATAATTATTTAATGTTGTATTTTGTGCATCCCAACCATAATCATCATAAAAATCTAATAACGAATAACTTGGAGTGTCACCAGTCGTAAAACCAGATATTCTTTTAATTGCTGTTCTACCTGTTACTGAATTTCCCCATCCAGATGTATTTGTCACAGTTGCAAGACTGCTTTCGGTCATACTTGGGGAAGTAGCCCAATACATAAAAGATTCATCAGAATTTACAATCGCACTAATACCATTGTGATTTTGTGTTTTTATTCCTACTTTACCCGCAAATCCTTTACCTGTTGGTGCTAAAGTTGCTGCAAATGTTGACAATGTAGGTGATATATTCTTCGCCAAAGGAGGAATTAATCCTGCATCAGAAAGACTAATATTGATGTCTGAACCTACCAATGTAGAACCTGTATAATTTGTTAATATAATAGGAGTAATTTCAGAATAAACTTCAGTAGTCAGATTATTTAGTTTAACTGAATTTACATCAATTATAGTTCCAGTATTAATGTAAGGTATAGAAGACATATATCTTGGAGATCCTAATGTATTAATCGAAATGTCAAACTTTGAAACAGTATCAATTGATGGTGCAGTTGTATTTGTATCAATTACTACTTCAGTGATTGATGATGTAGTTGTAGTTGACCCTGACAATAATTTAAATTTAAACGTGTGTAGACCAAGAGATAAACCAGTTTTTGCAATGTGTGCTTTGAAATATCTAAAGAATTTTTCTGGGATTGTTGTTGCGTCAGGTGAAGATGCATCAGACGCATCAAAATCATCATCAATGACAATAGATCCTTGAATGACAGATGCTTGAGATGATGTTGTAAATGTCAAAGATGAATCATTAGAATTATCAATCACAGATGTTAGTACTCCAGTAGTATCTCCATCACTTGGAAATTTTTTCACATAATTTGAAATTTTAGTAAATGTAACATCAGCCGATGTTGATCTATTCACATCATCACCAGCCGTTAGACTAGAATCAGAAGGTATAGATGTATCAGAACATATTTTTGGACTACCTGTTGTTACAATGTTTTGAATCGCAAATGATTCATTATCTATACCATCTTGCGCAGAACTATTTGGAACTGCCGAAATTGTAATATAATTCGTTTTTGTTTCGGTATCAGTATCAGCGCCTAAACCATTTGTGCCGTTGACTATTAATTCAACAGTATACTGACCTACTGATGAATATGAATGTGTAGGACTACCCAATGAGCTGGTACTAGAATCACCAAAATCCCACTCTGATGCTGAATAATTTTGTGATTGATTTGTAAAACTCACAAGTGATCTGTCATTACCATCATAATCAGTAAATATAAATCCTTTTTTATCAGAAGCTCCGGTATAACCAACCGATTCAGTTGAGAATGCACCTGAGAATAATGATCTCGTATCTTTATAAATTTGAATAGTTTCACTAGCATTTCCATTCGTGCTTGTGCTGAATGGAGAACTTGTATGATTAGAACCTATCACCTGCAACGATACGGTTCTCTCTTCAGGGTCAACACCAGATGTATTTGATGGTCTTTTGAAATAAATTTGAACATCATTAATGTTCGCGCCATATGTATACGAAGATGATCCTATACTATTATAAGAATCATCCAAATACCATCTGAATTTCAATCCATAAATTGAATTGACAGCACCAGAAGAAATCGAAGGACTGAATGTTACTGGTAGCCCTTCAAAGTTTGTTGGATTATCTGTTGAATCAATATTATCGCCTTGTGTTGGAGATGCTGTCCATGTAATAAGATTAGTATAATCTCTGTAAATTATCAATGATGTTGGATTATTAGAAGTATCGGAAATAGGATCTAGCGGTGATGTATTCTTGCTATAAAGATATAATTTTACATCTTTTTTAACATCTTGTATTATACCAGTATATGTTTGTGTAATGCTGGTTACATCATTCGTTTCCCAATTCAATTCAATGTCAGTAATTTGCGAGGATGTTAATTCTGTCCCATTTGTATCTGAATATATTGTTGCTCCAGAAGGATATGTCTCGCCACCCCCCAAATCTAATACCCAGTGAGTATAATCAGAAGAACTTGAAATATCAAAAGTTATTTCAACACTGTTGCCAAGATTGTTCGAATCTTCATCGACATTATTATCGACTGTATATGATTCTGATACGATTGAAGAATCTGATTGGGTGTATGAATATGTGAAAGATGGAGTTGGCTTCGCAGGATAAAATTTTATATAGTCAGTTCGTTGAAATTCAGCAAAACTACCAGAAGAATCTGCATAAATTGCATCGGTTCTATATGCCTTTAATTTTACCGAGATAAAATTACCATCAATTGATGATAATCCAGTTTGGGTGTATTGGTGTGCAATTGTTGTACTTGTTGTTGTTTGCGTAGTGCCATCACCAAAGTCCCATTCATATGCCATATTTGTTTGTCCCGCATAGACACTACTATCGACTGTGAAGGTAACAAAATTTCCAGCAACTATTTGTAATAAATTTCCAGAAAATTTCGCCGTTCTAACAAATGTATTTTGATAAATGTTTAAGAGTGCTTCATTTAATTTATCTAAATTATTAGATATTGAATCTTTTCCAGATAAACCAAACAATGATTTATAATCATTTTCATAAGTAGAATTTTTTTCTAAAATGGCGCCATCGTTATAACTTTGATCATCTGGATATCCTATTTCAAGATCAGAACCCGATCCGGCCCCAACAACGGGATGCCAAAATACGTCATTAGTTAGAAGTTGTTCTTCTGAATCAGGATATGATTCTAAGAAAAATCTAGAACCATCTTCTTGAATTATTTTATAAGGTGCATAAGTTAATGTAGAATTTTCAATTATATTGCTAGAATCAATGATTTCTACATCGCTCAAGTCTTTTAGAATAGCTGCGCCGGATGTGCCTGAAGTTCCAGCAGAGCCTGAAGTTCCAGCAGAGCCTGAAGATCCAGATGAGCCGGAAGATCCAGAACTGCCAGATGATGCTACACCAAATGTGAAGACCGCATAACCAGTTCTTGGATTATTAAAGTTTATTTCAACATTATTAGTATCAATAAATTCTACGCTCAGATAATCTTGTGTTAACCATTGATCCGTAACAACTTGTACAACTAAAGGTCTGGTATTAAGATTGTGTTCAATTTCCCATACCGATGAAGAAGTAGTTTGATGATGGATGTATGTGCCTCCATCCCTACCAGATGTCCCTGAAGAACCTGCTGATCCTGAACTACCTGCTGAACCAGAAGATCCGGAACTACCTGCTGAACCAGAAGATCCGGAACTACCTGCTGAACCAGAAGAACCTGCTGATCCGGAACTACCTGCTGAACCAGAAGATCCGGAACTACCTGCTGAACCAGAAGAACCTGCTGATCCTGAACTACCTGCTGAACCAGAAGAACCTGCTGATCCTGAACTACCTGCCGATCCAGAAGATCCGGAACTGCCTGATGAGCCGGCACTACCTGACGATGCCATACCATAAGTTAATGATGCATATCCAGATTTTGCATTATTAAACGAAACCGTTACATTATTTTCATCAGTAAAAACTATCGAATCTGCCTGAATTACAGAATAATTTTCATCAGTTAAAACAATATTTGTTGGTCTTGTTACATTCAAATTGTGTTGAATATTCCAAGTTGTTCCGGATGTGCCTTGAGTATGAACGAATGTGCCACCATCTTTGCCCGAAGTTCCTGAAGAACCGGCAGATCCAGCCGATCCTGATGATCCAGCCGATCCCGAAGATCCCGAAGATCCCGAAGATCCTGAAGAAGATGGGCCAGTTAAGCTGAAAGTTACATAAACTTCCTCATTATTATTAAAATTAACATTGAATCCTGATTGTGGTATTAGATCAACTAATAGTGTATAATAACCAGCATATCCTGTAAATCCAGAATTAACTCTAAGATTTTCCAGCGTAAATGCGAACATTTTTGTTCTATCACTAGCTGACTGGAAAGAAACTATACCTCTTAATCCTGTAGTGCCATATACCTCTATTTTTTCAATAAAATCAGAAATATCTTTGTCCTCGTAATTTGTACCGGACATATAAATTTCTGTCGTTGTTATTTGAATTTGTTTATTAAATTTTATATAACCCAAATCAGGGTTTGAATCTAATAAATCATCATCAAAAGCATATAAAAATATATTTGCTGCATTATAACCAGATGTACCAGAAGATCCCGATGAGCCAACATCAGTGATATCATCAATATCAATTTTGGCACCCATAGCGGTGTTTTCATGATCATAGTAATATAATGTTTCAATATCAAGTTCATGGTCGACAACAATAGTTAAATAAGATCCTTCTTGCCCAAATTGACCAAAAATTTCCACACCTTCTGTGAAATCAGGATGAGTTGGATCTGCGTGAACACCCCCTTCTAAATCGGTAAATTGAAAATTATGATTTGCTAATTCAGGATTCGATATATTAATTTTGTATTTAAAACCTTTGAAAAATCTTAATTTTTTCATAGGTTCGCCATCTATAGCATATACTCCAGATCCAAAAGAATTATCAATTGTTAAAACATATTCCGCAGCATTTGGTGCTTCACCAGATGTTCCAGAAGATCCAGATGTTCCCGCTGAACCGGCAGATCCTGAGCTACCTGATGAGCCGGCACTACCTGATGATCCCGCTGAACCCGCTGAACCTGCTGAACCTGCTGAACCTGCTGAACCAGATGAGCCAGCACTACCTGATGAGCCGGCACTACCTGATGATCCCGCTGAACCCGCTGAACCTGCTGAACCTGCTGAACCAGAAGATCCAGATGAGCCAGCACTACCTGATGAGCCGGCACTACCTGAAGATCCTGACGAACCAGTAGATCCGGAACTACCTGAAGATCCCGACGAACCGGCACTTCCTGAAGTTCCTGATGACGCTAATGCAGAAACCCCATATAGATTCACAAACCAATCGTTATATGGATATTCTAATGTGATAGTATCATAATTTTCTGTTATTAAATTATCACCATTCTCTAAAATGAAAGGATCATTCTGATCAACATCAATAACAGTAATATTAGCTCTTAAATATCCAGTATTAGTATCGTGTTCTAATACAGTTCCCCTGATTATATGATTCTCATCTCCTGCAATGACTATCTCTTGTCCAGGAATATACATTCTGAATTGTTCAATTTGTAATTCTTTTTCCCCAAGAGTAGTTTCGATATAACTCGAAGATACTGTATAAAATTTATCGCCACTTTGTCCAGATGAACCAGAACTACCTGCTGATCCCGAAGACCCTGAACTACCGGATGATCCTGAACTGCCGGAAGATCCAGAACTACCTGCTGATCCTGAAGATCCAGAAGAACCAGCCAAACCAGTAAAAATAAATGTTAAAGTTTGTGTTATCCCCGATGATCCAGCTGTTCCTGATGATCCCGAAGACCCTGAACTACCTACTGATCCTGATGATCCTGAAGTTCCAGCAGATCCTGATGATCCTGCACTACCGGAAGATCCAGAACTACCTGCTGATCCTGATGATCCTGCACTACCGGACGATCCTGATGATCCTGAAGTTCCAGCAGATCCTGATGATCCAGAAGATCCATCAAAACCAGAAGATCCTGAACTGCCGGAAGATCCAGAACTACCTGCTGATCCTGAAGAACCGGCTGATCCTGATGATCCTGCACTACCGGACGATCCTGCTGATCCTGAACTACCCGCTGAACCTGAAAAGCCTGCTGATCCTGAACTACCCGCTGAACCAGAAGATCCAGAAGATCCAGATGAGCCAGCAGATCCTGATGATCCTGATGATCCTGATGATCCTGATGTCCCATCAAATGCGATTAAGTTAATAATCCAAGGCTGTTTAATGCCTGAACCAGTTGCATATTTAACATCTACAAACATTAAACCAGTATTTTCATTGTAAGATGTTATATCACCCGACATGAAATTACTAGAATCATAATACAACGAAACTTTTTGGCCTACCGTATATGCTAAATCTGTATCAACATATAGCGCCTGACTGTCAATTTGTATTGCAAGAGGTGTTGTTGAAGTTGTTTTATAAATGTTTCCATCTCGTCCACTAGATCCTGATGTACCAAATGATCCAGATGTTCCCGAACTTCCTGAAGATCCAGAATCTCCAGTAGTACCCACTTCACCTTGGGGCCCAACAGCACCATTAAGATTAATGCTCCAAGACGTTTGTGTTGATGTTCCTGTCACTTCATAAACGATAATTGATAAATCACCCGTTGATTTATTATATGATGCAATTTCGCCAATTAATTTATTATCATTATCATGAGCAATTAAAATCTGTTGTGCTACGGAGTATGATAAATCGCTTCCAATAACTATGTTTAAAGTATCATTTTCAGATAATGAACTTAAATTGATAGATGATGACGATGTTGACGCATATATATCACCTGAAAGACCAGAACTACCGGATGATCCCGATGTACCCACGCTACCAGATGATCCGGATGTACCTGCGCTGCCAGATGATGCTGATGATCCAGATGACCCCGAAGACCCAGCATCTCCAGAACTTCCAGATGTTCCAACAGATCCCGATGAACCCGATGTGCCTGCACTACCAGATGATCCCGATGATCCTGAAGATCCTGCTGATCCTGCACTACCAGATGATCCCGATGATCCTGAAGATCCTGCACTACCAGATGATCCTGCACTACCAGATGATCCCGATGATCCTGAAGATCCTGCTGATCCTGCACTACCAGATGATCCTGATGATCCTGCACTACCAGATGATCCCGATGATCCTGATGAGCCTGAAGATCCTGATGATCCTGATGAGCCTGAAGATCCTGATGAGCCTGAAGATCCTGATGAGCCTGAAGATCCTGATGAGCCTGAAGATCCTGATGAGCCTGATATACCTGCACTTCCAGAAGATCCAGATATTCCTGCGCTACCTGATGATCCTGCCGATCCTGCCGATCCTGATGTGCCCGAACTACCAAATGATCCTGATGTTCCTGAAGAACCATCCAATCCAGATGAACCTGAAGAACCCGAAATTCCAGATGATCCTGAGGATCCCGATGACGTTCCTTCAGGATGTTGAACTCTGAGTATTACGTCACCAGTTTCTTCTCCCTCTCTAATAGAAACACCATCAACAGCATATACACTAATTGTTTTTATATTTGTGATTGTGTTAGCGGAACCACCAACTTCAGAAAAAGTTATTGGAAATGATGAATCAGAAAAAATTAATTCACCATTTTCATCAACTCTGATAGTTTGATCTTGTTGACCGATGGTAGTTGAACCAAATTCTTTTGTTTCTAATATAGAAAGAACACGTTCCCCGTCAGTATCTCTGATGGTCAAATCATTCCCATCAGTCGATGCAAAACCAAATACAACGTTTTGAGTGCCTTCTCCAATTTGTAATGATTGTGTAGCACCAACAATTAAAGAATTAGATACTCGCATACTATTATCTTCAGTAACAGATAATATATCAGTATCTAGAGAAACTTTAAGTGTTAAATCGTTTTCTATTATTTTAAGACCGCTACCAGATTCAAATGTTCTAAATTTAAGATTATCAGTGCCTTGACCAATTAAAACTTCTTTTTTATCGCCAACATTACTTGCGGCAACTGATGCGCCACCACCACCACCATTATATTCGCCCCATCCCCTATTTTGCAATTGCTGCGCAGTAGAAGATGCTTGTTTTCCGATTTTTTTAATCGTTTGTTTTATTTTTTCAATTTCATTCTTTAATGGTTCGACTTCCGCATCATCACCTTTCGGACCTTGAGGGCCTTCCGGACCAATTTCACCCTGTATTCCCTGAAGACCTTGTGGTCCGGCAATACCTTGAGGCCCCATTCTACCGTCTTCACCTTTTTCACCTTTTGGGCCTTGAGGTCCTTGTTCACCGATATCACCACGTTCCCCCTTTAATCCACGTTCACCAGTTATTTCTAAAATAGTGATTTTTTGACCTGTCTCTGGATCTAAAACCTCTTTAATGGTTTTAATAATATCTTTTTTTGCCTTTTTTAATTCTTTTTGTGTATAGGCAAGAGATGTGGCTAGGATTTCATTTAAAGTCAATTGATGATCTTCTTTATTGCTCATTTACCATTAGTCTTCTGAAACGCTTGAAAGTATAGTATGAATTGTCTCTTTAAGTTCAGAATCTCTACGCGACAAATCAAATTTTTCATTTATTTTTTCTTCGATACTTTTTTCATCATACAATGTATTTTTATCTAAATTGTTATCATTGTTTAACATCATATCGGGATCACTATATTGAGGATTTTGTTTTTCCTGTTTGATTTGTTCGTCATTCGTTCTAATTTCATCATCTGTTTGTTTTAATATGATTTTTCGTATGTATTCATGCGAATAATATTTACCAACATATTCAGATAACTCTCTCAAAAGATTCATTCTTTCTTGAAGTAATTCATTTTGCTTTGTTTCAGCAAAATGACTATCAGTTTCAAAATCATAATAAATTTCATTCTTTATGATTTTCCAATCATCTTTTGACAATATGCCTTTTAAAGTTAATTGTCTTTCAAGTATATCATCAAACATTAAAGAAAATCTATTTTGAAGTTTATTTACAAAACGAGTGAACTTAACTTCATCTCTTGAAATTTCTGTAGCACGACCAATGGTATAATTTGCTTCAGATTCAAGTCTGGAAATAGGTACTCCAAGTGATTTATAAAGTTTCTTTTGAAAATATAAAACATCTTCAATATCACCAAGATTCTGTCCACCTGGAAGTGTAGTGACCTCAGTTCCTCTACCCCCCTCGGCTCTTGGCATCCAGTAGTCTTCAAGCATTGACATATGCTTGCGGTCGTCACGAATTTCACCAGTATTTGCATCATAGACAAGTTTATTTTTATATCTTGTCATTAGATCACGCATATATTGTTCTGCTTTTAATTTTGGTAAGTTACCAACATCAACGTAGAAAATTCTTCTCTCAGGCGCTCTTGAAATACGATAAATGACAAGAGAATCCTCAATCATTCTTAAATGATTCAATGGCTTGATTGCTTTGTGAAGATAAGATAGGACCAATGATCGTGTATTGTTCATCACACCAGAATGGGCGTAAACAATTGAATCGGGTGAGATTTTTAGACCAGATGCGGCATTGGTAAAAGTAGTTCCAACAGTATTTTGATTTTGTAATATTCCCTTATCATTATAAACATAATATTCCTCAAAAGTTTTTTTCTTTTTACCGTTTTGTTCAATAAGTTTGGTTTCTTTGACTTTCTTTATTTTTCTAGGATCTAATAATCTTAATTCGTAAATTCCTTTTTTGATATTTTTTTCATCAATAATCACATGATAGTACATTCTTCCATCAATATACCATCTTTTAAATAAATCATGTCCTAAATTTTGAAAGTCTAATAATCTAGTTACTTCTTTAAATTCTATTTTTATTTTTTCTTTAATCGAATCAGAAATATTTAAATTTTCTAATTTTATATTTACAACTGGTTTTTCTTTTGATGTGACGATTGCTTCATTAACTATATCATCTATAGCATTTTCAACTTCTGCTTGTAGCGCCATATCTCTATAACGATTGATTAACTCAGTTTCATTTTTTATTGCACCTTCTGTGTCAACGTAAGTTCCATAAAAACCTCCGCCAGATGTGACTGAAATTGACCCATCATCGTTTTCGGAATCAGCAAATGTGGAGATTTTTATGTTTTTCTTTTCATCATTTTTTCTACCAATGGTAAAACCAAATAAATCAATAGGCATTTTTTTTCCTGTAGCGAGTGAATAAATTTATTACTGTTTTATTTATTCACTCGCATAATCAGAAAAAATTACGTAATCATATTATTCTTCTCCGCCGACAATCCAATAATCATATGCAAAAGTGACCGTATATTCCTCTATAGAATCATTATCACCCCAATCCAATGAAATTTCGCCTAAATCTGTGGGAAACATGTTAATAAAATCATAAGATACTTGTGTAGCACCACTTTTAGAGTATTGAGTTACTGTTCCAGTTCCTGTATAATTTGTAGAAGCTCTTGTATTCTCAGTAATTGAATTGATTCGATTTATCCAGTTTTCAAATTGGGCTCTGAATGTAAACCCTTCATCATTAATTACTGTAATAGTCCAATCGCCATAAGTTCTATTGCCTGCAAATTTAATTTCTCTCCCAAAATATGGAACTACAACAGTTCCTAGTGTTGTTCCAGGTATAACTGATGATTTTGCATAAAAATTAAAGTCTGTAGCAGCAAAATTTTCCGTCTCTGAAACAGTTATTGATACCTCAAATAAATTAGCTCTAGCACCTTCATCACTTAACGTTGTTCTAAATTGTGAAATATCGAAACCCATTTGTTATTCTCCCTTAAACTGCGTCTACTATTTCGCTGAATTCTACGCCACTCGATACAGCAACAAAATTCAACTGAATGAAATTAATTGATTTGGTTGGTTTAATAAAAATATCGCCCCTAAATTCATTATTATCTATCAGTGCAGGGGGATTATTTGTCTCATCACAAATAATTCTATAATCAGAAATCCCTCTGCTAGCTTGAACTCTTCTTAAGAAAGGGTCAACCAGTGCAACAAACTGCGCTCTTGTAAACGCATCATTAAATTCAAATAACGAGTATTGTGCCGCTTGAGCAATTGCTTTTTCGACTGCAATAAACAATCTTCTAACGTTAATTCTGTCGAATGAACTTGGTTTTGCTAGTAACGTCTTATCACCATAGAGAATTTTTCCCCTACCCGGAAAAGTTGAGATTGGATTAACACCTCTAGCATACAACACATCTCTCAATAATCTTGATGGGTTAAATGCTAGTTTATCAACATTTTTCAAATTACCTCTATTGAAACCTGCCGGAGATATAAAAGGATTATAATTATCACTCTGTGAACATAGACCGGCAATATCACCATTAAATGGCACCCACCTATATACACCATTAAACCTATCATACATATACTTGTAGTTTCCATCCATTACAGCATAACTTGATGACGGCAATTCATTTCTTCTCAAGACTATATCAGAAACTTTTTGAGAATCATCTTTATTGACTATTGTGTCTTCCGGTGATATAAACACAATACAATCTTTTCTAAATTCAGCGAAATCACTAATCAAATAGGTTGCAAGCGTATTTGATGATTCCCCAGACATAATTAATCCTGCATCTACATTTTCAACATCTTTTAGTAATTCATAGGCAGTAATTTTATCTGCATCAGATGTGTTTTGACCGTCATGACCCCCATCTAATGAATAAGTAACAGATCCATTTGCGGAAGTAAGTTTACTGAAAGAACCAGAGAAAGCAAATGTACTATTTGCTGCTTCTATTTCATCACCCCAACCTTCGGTTGTAATATCAATACTATTAACCGAAATCTTATCACCAACAGGATCATGTGAACCCCACCATATCCATTTTGATTTTGAATTTATTACATCTTTATAGTATAAAGTTTCACCAGTCGAAAGACCAAGAGCATTAACAGCAACCGAAACATTAGGATAAGATTCCAATGTACTGTCAACAGTTAATGAACCCGCGCCCCTCCTATCTTTTTTTCCTGTAATTAAACCATCTTCATCAACAACTACTATATGAATTTCATCATTAACATCTTTATTGCCTGTCCTATTATATGCGAATCTAGAAGTTAATGGTGGTAAAGGAAAATTAGAAATAAATTCCCAGCTTCTTGAATATTCTGAGCCCGCGGGTACGGGTCTCGAGGTTGGCGTTGATAATGTCAATTTTGTGTCAGTAAGTACGCTTTCAACTCTTCTGTTTACTGATATACCCAAATTATCAGTAAACTGTATAATATCGCCTGATTTTATTTGTAGGGTAAAAAATGTTCCCGATCCTATAACTGAACTTAAATCTGATTCTAGAATTGAAATTGTACCCATCATATTATCTGCGGGTTCATAAAAACAGGACCTTTTTTTTCTTACTAATGTGGCAGCAGACAACGAATTATCACCATCAATTGATTCTCCAGATGAAGACTTTGCTGTAAAATGACTACTATTTGTAACACCAGTGACGATTGCCTTTTGAAGCTCATCATCACCATTCACATAAGTAATAACATCACCGATTCTTAGTTCAAAATCTACCGCTGTTGTTACCTCATCATCAGATCCAGAACCAGTTGCTTCAATTGCAAAATCATCAGCGTCACCGGAATTATCAAAGGTTCCCGTCAATACAATATCTGTATTACCAGCCAATTCTACTTCATCAAGAGTATTTACAACAGTATTTGCTCTATCAGGCAAACATATACTAACTCTTAACGAATTGCCCATTTTACCTGGATATTTTGCATAAAACAATGCCGTTCCATCTGATTTGTTTTTATAAGATTTTTCATATTCTAAATCATTTTTGATGAATGTTCCAGTGCCTACTGTGGTGGAGTTTAAACCGCTTGATGAGTTAATGGCTCTAACAATTTTTAACTTATTTGAGTAAGATAAAAAACTAGATGCCGTTAAAACAGACTTATAAGTTATATCATCTGGTTTTCCAAAAGATGAAATTAATTCATCTTGTGATGAAATAAATGTTACTTGTTCTGCGGGTCCCCAATTAAAGTTACCCGCGAATGCCCCATCAGAAATTGATGGTATAGGAGCACGTGTGGTTAAATCTATCTCGGTTACCGCAACTCCTGGACTAATTTGAAATGCCATTTTTATTCTCCCAATTTTAATAAAAATATGTACTACACATTATTTATTAAAATATGAATTTTTGATAAACCTATTTATTTAGTCTAAAATAAATAATACTATGAACATAACAGATAAAGACATAAAAAGATTTGAAAAGAAAGTAATCAAAACAACAGATTGTCATTTTTGGACGGCAAGCAAAACAAAACAAGGTTACGGAATGTTTTCTGTCAATGGCAAATCACTTCCAGCACATCGTTTCGCTTATATTGTCTATAAAGGCAAAATAGAAGACAATAAAATTATTCATCAATCATGTAACAATACTTACTGCGTGAATCCAGAACATCTATATCTTACAACAAAAAGTGAGACAAGAAATAAGTTTTACGAATTAAGAATTAATCCAGAGATGTTATTCAATGAATCTATGAGATATTTAGATAAATTAAAAAAGATCAGACCAGATTTAAAGAATGATATAGAATCTTTAATAGAGCAGATAAAAAATCCTGATAGAATTCATGTGATTAGTTTAGATGATCAAAATTAAAACTAGGTTCAGTCGTCCAAAATTGATTTCCTATTTTGATTGTTTGTGGCTCATATGTGCTAATTCCATCATCTATAAAACCAAATGGTAACATTTGAGATTCCATTTCTGCCATTTGTTCAGCATACATGTTTTCACGCAAACTCATTTTTGTCATATCTATGAAATATTCTTGTGGAGCTAACCAAGACAACATAATCATTGTCGTAACTAAATCATCATGATATCCCTCATCCGCCTGATAACTCTGCCCAACTGCTACAAAAGTCGTCAATTCATTGATTGTATCTAAATCATGGATTATCAATTTATCATTTTCAATCAAATCTTTTAGAGTAGAACAACCTTTTCTTTTTACATCTTTAGTCATTCTCATACCAAGTTGAGAACTCTTACCGAATCCTGCTCCAACTGTTTGACCAGAACGACCTCTAATAGTAACTTTCATTAGATTGTCATATTCCATCTCATAATGAATAATGTCAGCGACTTGACCGCCAATATCGTTTATTTCAATCAGCATATGAGCATTGTTGTAATATTTACAGACATTTTCTAATGGTGTTGGAAACATCAAAGGTGAAATATTATCATCACGATATTTTGCTACTTGTACATAAGGAAACTGTGTTACATCAAAAATAGAAAATGCCGAATAGTCTAATCCTCTACCGCGTGCTGTATCAACTGTACACACATAAACGTGAGTCGGATCGACATCAACATACATGTCAAGACTTCCTGATTTCTTTATTGGATTCTTATATGTCATTGAACGTAGTTTTGCACCAGCAATCAAAGTATTTGCTGAGCCGATAAATTCACATTCGTATTCTTGTGAAAACTGTCGCTCACTGGTATTGCGAATTGTTTCCTCTTTCCACTTTTCATCACGACCAGGAACTTGCGACCAATGAACATCTATTGGAACATATCCACTTCTTCCTTCCTCTGCATCAACCCACATTTTATAAAACATATTCAACCCT